CCGTCGAGATAATCCAGGTGTTGTTGGAATATTCGAGCGGTCATGCCTGTAAAAGTTTCAGTCCTAACATCACCATTTGGTGTGGCAAACCGAACTCTAACATGCTGCGATCTTTTAACTTTAACATACAATCCGGTAAATGTCAAACAACTTTCTTCTAAAGTTATAAGTTGTTCTGAAGGTTGAACAATTTTTGGATTGAAACACACAAAATTCTGAGGACTTCCTCTCATAGCTATGATTCTGTATGGTACACCAACTTGATTTGCTGCTATTCCAACACCATTCTTTTCATACATGAGCTTAATAAGTTCTTGTGAGAATTCAATTGGATCAAATTGTGGTGTATTGAAATCAAACTTTTTACATACCTCAGTTAATATTTTATCTGTATTATCCACTAAGTTCATGATGCAATCCTTGAAAAGTTCTTATGTTTCTCAAAGCGAATAACATTATTAAACTTATCCGCGATCTGGTCTGTCTTATGACTAATAATAAAGGTATTAGTGTTAATTGTCAACTGATTTAATATCTTCATAAATTCTTCTGTACCAGTAGCATCCAGTGAACTATCAAACACTTCATCCATTATTAGAATGTTAGTGCTAATTGAGTTGCGAAGCTTAGCCACGGCTCTCCAAGTGAATAGAATAGCGAGATTAATTCGCATTTTCTCACCCTCACTGAAGGAAGCGTAGCTGAATTCGTCTCTATGTCGTGATTTAATAGTTTCATTAAATTCTTCATCAAGTTCAAATTGAACTAAGAATTCCATAGCTGATAGATATTTGTTAATTAGTTTATTGATGATAGGAATATATTGCCTAATGATGCGTGATTTAATTCCACCATCTTTAAGAAGAGCACCAGCTGCAGCTAATATGATTCTATCTTCTTCTATTTCAACTGCTTTATTAGTAACAATCTTAAGTTGTTCTTCTAATTCAATAAGATTACTATCATCACGTTCTTTGTTTGCTTTTTTAATGTTTTTAATTTCATCTTCAATCTCTTTCTTATAATCATTAAGAGATTCAATCTTAGTATTAGTCTTATGTTTATCTAGTTTAGAAACTTGTATTTCAGCTTGTATCTTTATGATTTTATCTAGTCTTTCAGATAAAGTATCATATTGATCAGTAAGTTGGCTGAGGCCATCTTCAATTTCAGTTAAGCTTTCATTTCTACTTCTAATTGCTTCTTCTTGAAAAGACTTATTAATATCTTGTTTACATGTAGGACAATTATCATGTTCATTAAAGAACTTTACTTCTTTACTGAGAATATTTTTCTTAGCTTTGATCTGATGACGAAGAGTATCTAATTTTGTCATCTTAGAAGAAACAGACTCTCTATCATCTATTTCATTTTCTAATTGAGTTATATTCATATCTAGACTTTCAATATCTAGATCTAAAGTTTCAATTTGGTTTAATACTTCTAAAAGTCTTTCTTTCTTTTCAGCAATAATAACTTCATCATTATTTTGCATTTCGAGTAAGTGTTCTCTAATAAGTTTAATCTTTTCAGTCACTACTCTTTTATCAGAAGAGTTTTCAATAATCTCATCTTTGTTTTCATTAGCTTTAATTTTAAGAAGATTATTCATCACAGTAAAGATTTGAAGATCGAGTAAATCTTCAATGATGTCTCTACGTTGACCTGTCGGTAGTTGCATAAATGGAACGAATGAAGCAGAACCAAGAACTACAACTTGACAAAAAGACTTATGGCTAATCTTAAGAATTTGTTTCTCAAGTATTTCCTGATAATCTTTCATCTCAGCAGATTGATTCATAAGAGTGTCGTTCATATAGACCTCAAAAATGTTTGGTCTTAATCCACGTACAATCTTATAATTATTTTTGTTAATACTCAATTCAATCTCAACTACTAAGTCTCGCTTAGTAATGGTATTAATTAGTTGAGGCTTATTCACTTTACGGAATGGTTTGCTGAATATACCAAAAGAGAGAGCATCGAGGATAGTAGATTTACCCGCGCCATTCTCTCCTACAATCAATGTAGTGTTATGTTTATCAAACACAATTTCAGTGAATAGATTTCCAGTAGATAGAAAATTCTTCCAACGTATCTTATGAAATACAATCATTGAACTGTAAGTGCCTCATTATATAAGTTAACTATGGTAGTTTCAAGCTTCTTTTTATTAATTCCGAAATCAACTTGATCAATGTACTTTTTAAAAATATCTACAGTTGATTCAGCTTCATTAATAATGTCTTCATCACCTTCCGTATTTAAGTTAAGATGATCTTCGACCACTTGTAAATCAATCACTCCAACTTTTTCTATTTTATCAATAAACTTATCAAATTTATAAAGATCATTCTTATTAGAAACAATCACCTTTACAAACTTATCTTTTAAGTTTTCAACATTGATTATTTCAGGATCTTTATTCATATCATCATACCATACTTTAGCAAACATATCATAAGGATTTACTACAAATTCTAATTCTTTTGTTTTGGTGTCGAGGATGTGGAATCCCCTAGGATCGTTGTGATCACTCCAAGTAAACTGACTGTGAGAACCCAGATAGTGAATATTGCTAGAAGAGGACTTATGATGATAGTGGCCGCTACAGACAACATCAAAACGCCCAAAGAGATCAGGATCATCTCCATGAGATTCAATACTACCCCTATACATGTGGAAGCCCGCAAGCTCAAGGTGTCCCAAAACAATTTGGGATTTTGTATCGTGTATTTCTTTGAGAGTGTTGGTTCTGTTTTGATCGTTGATCCACGGGACATATAATATCGGTGTATCGTCTTCCTGAGTGACAGTAGTAGCTTCCGTATAGATGTTGATATTGTAGTACCGCCCATCAATCAACTCCTTTAGTGCATTTACTTCATTCGTGTTCTTGTAATAGACATCATGATTTCCTGCAATGATGTCAAGATTAATTCCCATATTCTCAAGAGGACTGAGAAAATCATCGCGCAAACGCTTAGCAGTAAGAAAATTAATATACTTGCGGCGATCGACAATATCACCAAGATGGATGACGTGGTTAATGCCATTAGACACCATTGTTGGATAAAAAACATCATCTAAAAACTTCTTATTGTTGTCATGGAATACAATGCTATCATTACGAATACCCCAATGGGTGTCAGTTATTAGTGCAATCTTCAAGCTTCAATCTCCAATTTCTTGGCTTCCATCTTAATCTTTTTCTCTTCTTTTGAATTTTGTAATTTAGTCTCAAAAGATTTAATAACTTCATCTGAATGTTCATTTGTATTCATAGAAACACCTTCATCATATGCATGCATTAAGAATGAATTTTGATAATTCTTATGTTTGATATATGTTTGTTTCTTTTCAAATTGGATTCTTCTAATAAATGCATTCCATGCAATCTGTGTAAAATACGCAAATGGATTTGTTGATTTAGCTGGATCAAAATTATTAACCGATGCTATACAATTCTCAATACCATCTGAAATCATATCTTCTCGATATGAGTAATTCATGAAATTAGGCTTAGTAGAAAGCTTCTTACAAATCATCATCATACACTCACCAATATAATTGGGAATGCGTGGAAGCCGGGTGCCTTCAGATTCTGCGAGTAAATAAGACTCTCTATATTTTATCATCTCTTCATATAGAGTCTTATTATTAACGTAGTGTTTCTTACTTCTTGGCCTGATGACTCGTGCCTGCTTCATTGTTGTACCTCTAATTTCACTTGATAAATTTTATATTCAAATTTCTCTTCAATGTAGATTTTTAATCTTTCAGAGAAATGTCGTATGGTAGTATTATGATGCTTATTGATAGTCATATCGTCTGCTATATCAAACAATGTAGCTATTTCTTTATTAGAAGATGTTCTAAGTACACGACCAATAGATTGAAGGTTTCTAACGCGGGACTTAGAAGGACTTGAGAAGATAACGTTATGAAGGTTTTTAATATTTACTCCAGTACTAAATGTACCAGAACTGGCAATGATAATAGCATTTTGTTCTTTTTCTACAATCTTTCTAATTGACTCGCGATCATTACCATCAATACCGCCATAGATAAAGAACACAGGTTTATCTGTTGCCTTACTAATAATATCATACAATACTTTTCCATGTTTGTCAACAAATTGAAAGAGAAGAAGTGTATTACCTTTAAGAGAAACGGTAAGATTCTTAATAAATTCATTTCTTTCTTTGCAAGTAACTATCCAATCAAGTTCTTGCTGATAGTCAAATCCTTTAATCAATTGACGTATGTTGTCTGGATATTGTAATACTAAAGCTTTAATTTTAAAGGCTGATAGATGTTTCTTTTCAATCAAATCAGCAGTTGTAGTTACTTTCTTAACTGGTCCAAACAATCCTTCAAGAACGAGTCTGTTTGTTTTTGTACCATCTAAAGTACCAGTGGTTCCAAATCTATATCTGCAATTTTCCATTTTTTGCATAATAGACTGAAGAGACTTTGCGGTGAATAGATGAACTTCATCACCAATCACTACATCAAATTGATCAAACCAATTCTTTGGAAGTTTGTAGATAGATTGCCAAGTTGATATTACAACTTGCTTATCTGTATGCTTACTCTCTCCTCCAACGATGCGATGAACTCTATCACGACTATCAAACCCGTAATCGGCAAAATCAGAAGAAAGTTGAGAGACCAAAGAAGTAGTTGGAACAATAATAAGAGTACGACAAGAATCTTTTTCGCTACGTATTTTAGCATAATAGTATCTCATAAGAAGATAGATAATGAAAGACTTTCCGGAGCCGGTCGGTGAAAGAAGAATTGATCTTCTATTTCTTACCGCATGGGCAAAAGCTTCGAGTTGATAGTCTCTAGGAGAATACTCACTCGGTAATCCAATGTATTTAGAAAAGTCTTCTGCTTCTGTTATAGAGAAATTATCTGCAGCAAATTCATCTAAAAACTCTAAGTTATATCCACGTTCTCTACAAAACTTTTCTAAGTATATCTGAAGACCACTGTATAATTGACAAGACATATGATTGAACAAACGAATCTTACCATCCCACATTTTGTTTCTGTAGGCCGGCATAAACTTTGCACCTGGAACATCAAATGTAAAATGATCTCTTAATTCATAAGCTATACCCGGATCACATATTACTTTATTATATGTTTCATTTATCTTCTTAAGTTGTACAGTTTCCATTATCCGCCTTGGGTAAATTTAGTCCATTCAATTGCATTTTTAATAATAAAGTTTCGATTCATAATGCTTTTAATAATGGAATCAAGAAGCTCAATCTTCTCTAGTTGATAACCAATTCGCAAGTTCATTTCAATAATTTGTCTATCGGCTTCCATATACATGGGAATGTCTGGCTTAAGGATTAAACCTTTAGCTGGAAGAGACCAACCTTTTTCTTGTGTTTCTTTAGTATGACCTTGGGTGTAAAACTCATGCTTCTCAAGTTTTAACTGTTTAAGATCAGACTCAAGCTTGCGTAAAAGCAATCGCTCAGACGAAAAAACTTTAAAATATTTATGATGCAATTTTGGAATAAGTAATGCTTCATTACCGAGTTCAGTTCGGTCAATATTACTATCTTCTTTCCACTCTTCAAAGATCTTCTCGATATTCATAATATGAAACTCCAGTTACACTATTAATATTAATATACCATAATAGTGTAAAAAAGTAAACTAAAATTGTATCTTTTATAGTTTTTCTATGTTATAGTAAACATACTTAAACGTTACCGTGGCAGTAATATAGTCGACTGATGTATCAGTCGTTTGAAACTCAAGTCGACTTAATGCAACAGGAAATGCATCTTTAAATGTTACTTGAAAGTTTGCCATCTTTGAACTTTTAGATACAAAAAGAATAATGTCAGAAGCTAATCCATTTCCAGATGTTTTTGGAAAAGCTTTAAGTTGAGCGTATTCTGTAAAGCTTTCAGGAAATCCAAGACCTCTTATCCAGTTTGCTATCTCAAGATAGTTTTGAAGTTCTTCATCTACTTTAAATGTTACCGTTAAATCTTCAAAATGAATTCTATCACCGGTAAGTGGAATATTAGTGAATGGATCGCCTTGAATAGGACTCATGAAAGACATACCTGGAATTATTGCCGATTGAGCAAAGAAGTTCAGGTGAGGAGCTCTCTGTAAATGAAAGTTGAAATTTAATGGACTTAAGAAATTCTTATTAGACGGTGTATTATCAAGAACCGACATTGATTGACTCCATAAACTTGATATACTATTTATTGTTGTTCCAATAAATCTATTATACACAGTATTCTAGAAATGTCAACAAAAAAGAGGGGGATTGCTCCCCCTCAATTTCAATCTTATGCAGCGGAGGGTTGAACCCTCTTCTTCTTACATAAGGTTGTTGACGATAATTCTGCGATAGTACTTGTTGCTGCTGATGGCTAGACCGTCACCAGAGAACTTAGCAGTACCCTGTGCGAATGGGTTTGCAACCATTCCGTAACGAGTCTTGAATCCAATCTTTGGCTGGAAGCTTGTTGGATCAACTGCACGAACCATCTGTAGAGGAACGTAAGGGCAGTAGAAAAGACCAGCATCGAATGCGCTAGAACCTTTGTAACCAACTGTTAGATAGTTACCACCGATTGCGTATGGATCAACATAAACTTTCAAGCGACCATTGAGAACACCAGCAAAGGTGCTACCGGTATCGTCAACCTGAAGGTTGTTGCTATTAAGAGCAGGTGTGTAATCGAGAACACCAGCCATCTGAAGAGCAGAAGCTACGTCAGAAGAACAGATGACCATATTACCCTTACCGCGACGTGTCTGCTTCGCGATCTGGTTGGCTTCTCTTTCGAGCTGGAACATAAGACCTTTGAACTTTTCAACTGACCAACGGCCGTTTGAATCGGTATCAAGATCAAATATACCGGTTGTAGTTACGTTGTCCTGAGCACCAGCAACCGCTGTGATGTTAATTGTACGAACAACTTCACGGTTGATTTCTGCAAGGATTTCAGCCGAAAGAATATTTGAAAGCTCGGTCTCAGCGTCAAGGCCATGAATTGCCTTAAGATCCTGAGCAAGTTCCATTGAGTATTCAGCTTTAAGAGCACGTGACTTAGCAGTTACAGTAACTTTTTCGATCGAGAAAGCCATCTGCGAGAAGTCAGTGTTCTGATAAGTACCAAGAGCTTCAGCCTGAGCTGTTGACATACCAGCACCGGTGTTATATGTATTAACAGCGGTAAGTGGTGTTGTGTTTGAAGCACCAGGAATTGTACCAACAAACTTCTGACCGAAGGTGTTAGCACCAGATGTAACTGATGAGAACGCTGTGTTAACTTCGTTGTAGAAGGTTTCGTTGTCTTGATCGCCAGCGCCGTAACCACCACCGGTGTTTGCCATGGTGCTGTACTTTGAACGCATTGCAAAGATCAAGCCAGTTGGGCCTGTCATTGGCTGAACGCCGCAGATGTCATAAGCGATAAGGTTAGGCATCGCGCGACGAACGAGCGAGATCAATACTGGATCGAATGTATCGATACCACCTGAACCAGCAGTTGAAGATGAACCACCCATGAAGTTTGCAGGAATGGTAGAACCTGCAGTTGGTGTTTCTGTTAATGTCTGATAATGACCGTGTGCACCAGCCATTGCAAGTTCACGCTCTGTATTTTCGAGCATAACTGCAGTAACTGAACGACGGTGAGCGTCCATGATTGGTGAAAGATCAGCATGCTCAAGAATTGGCTGCCACTTTCTTTGGATTTCCTCAGCTAGATACATCTTAGTCTCCTTTTTTCTTTAGGATGTATTTTATTTATAAGAATTTTTATTTCTTAATGGATCTTGAAATAGCTTGTGCATATCTGTTAATCGATGGATCAACGTGTGCATTTGTCTGAGCTACTTCACCTTCGAAGGTTTCTTCTTCGATGTTTGTAGAAGTTGTTGCAATCCTCTCAACACCGAAGTAATTTTCTTTGATGATTGAAAGCTTTCTAGCATACGTATCTAGATCGCCATCAAAATCAATTCCTTCTGCAAGGGCAGCAAACTTTTCTTGCTGCGAGAGAGCCATATCACTTTTTAATGATTCTAGAATGTTTTCTCTTTCTACATCAACAAAAGCGTGTCTAAGATTTACGTTTTCAGTGACGAGAGAATCATTTTGATCTTCAAGTTGTTCAACTTTATGAGCAAGAGATTCAATAACATTAACTTTATCTTCAGGAACTTCGATGTAATGTTCTGCAAAGAGACCTTTAAGGCCGCCAATGAAGTCGGTCATAATCTCTGTGCGTAGGGTGGATTCAATTGCAACTGAATTTTGATCCATCCAATTCTCAACTACGTAGTCAAGATAAGTATCAATCTTATTAACGAGTTCTTCGTTGATTTGTTCAACAGCTTCGTTAATAGATTCTTCAAACTTTGTTTCGTACTCTTCTTCGAGACGAGCAAGTTCTAAATTGATTGTAGCATTTACTGCAGCTTCAAATAGAGTAGAAGCTTTTTCTTTGAACTCTTCTGAGAGATCTTGACCAGCAAACATATCCTCAACGCCTTCTTTAACAGAAGATTTCATACGGACAGTTGCTTGGTTTTTTGAAGAAATGCCAGTAGGAACTGCATCGCCATAGTGACCAAAGTTAGCCATCATACCGTTATACAACTGTACTAAGTCGTCTTTCTTCATTGTATGCATAGCACCAATCATTGTTGAAAGATATTCAACTTTTGATCTTGGATCTTCTGACGGACGTGAACCCGGCTTCAGAGAGTCCTGTGCCATTGTGCCCTCGTCGAGTTCACTGATCTCTTGATTTTCGTTAGACATTTAAGGTCTCCCTTCTAGAATTTACAACTATTTATAAAAACTTTTATTTCTTGAATGCAAGATCGCTGATGTAATTTTCAAAAATTGACAGCTTCTTTTCATCAATTTGATTGAGTGACATTTTATGAACAGATTTCTTAATCATATCAAGTCTCTCTTCTCGCCATGTGTCTTTAGCAGAGTCGTAGATCCATTCAACATTTTCCATGATGCCTTTAACAAAAGCATCAGGAGCCGAAGGATCAGCGACAATGTCTGCGGCGGTGGCTAAATGGAAGTCATTTTTTACTTCCATAATACCGTCTTTACGAGGAGTTAAAGAACCCATTCCTCTTGATGATACACCAAGATTCGCGCCAGATTTAAGTAGGCCGCGTGCGATATTACCCATTGGAGTATCAGTGATTCTTGCTTTACCAATAAAGTTATTACCGTCTCTTTTGAGTTCAGTAATCATATGAGATACACGATCTAGATTAATTTGTGGACCATGTGGATGTCCAAGTTCACCATAAGCACGGTTATTACCCACAACATCTTTCATATAACGATTAACTTCTTTTTCCATAATCTGCATAGGATAGATACGACCGTTTTTATTTGCTTTTTCAGCCTGAAGAAAAACACCATGAATGTAATGGTCTCTTCCACCTGACTCTTTTGCCTCGGTGATATACTCAACATTTTCAAAGAGTTCGGTGATGAGTTTCATTTTAGCCTCTATATGATGCAGATGTAGCAAATACAGCTACATTGGCTGCAATAGTATCTGTTGGATTTTTAGAAACAAAGATATATTGATTAGCGGGAATAGTAAATGAACCAATAGTGCCGCCGCTATTAGCAACGGTAACTACTGCAGCAGATGTAGCACTAATATAAACAATCTGTGAACCTGAAACTGTGTTAGCAGTAGTCAGTGATATTTGTGCCGCTGTTGGTCTAATAATCTGCATTAGATTCTCCCTTGATCAACATTCATTAATGGAAACGTTATTGGTGTATCCATCGGTGCTGACTCGTTTTCTTTAGCTTTTTTTAATCTTTTTTTTTACCGTCAAGTTCGTCTTCATCAGCAGATCCAAGAAGAGGCTCTACTGCTTCGTCGCGTTGCTTAGAATAATAAGCAGCTAATGCTTTTTTAGTTTTTGGCTTTACTGCTTCAAATGTTCTCATACCGGTTTTGCTGCCAGGAGTTGAAGCTTTTTTTCCATTGGAAGATGAACCGGCTGGAGCTGGTTTATTTTCATCTTGTTTTGGTCTAGATGGAGGAAGCGGAGCTGAAGAATCATTCTTTGGTCTAGAAGGAGGCATTGGTGGTTCGCCATCTTCATTCATTTTCTTCATAGCTTTGCGTGCTGCATTCTTAGCAACATTCTTATCTTTTGCCTTTTGGTCTTCTTTTTTATCGTAAGGACCTGGAAATGGTGGCTTATCTTCATCTTTTTCTGTAAGCGTCTTAGCTTTCTTACAGCTATTCATACCATGCATTTCACACATAGTACCTTCTTCAGACATATTACACTTAGTGTCTTCATTCACATTTTCATCTTGACCTTTTTTATGGCCATGGCGATTTTCTTTCTTATCCGCTAAAGAATATTTAGTCTTAGCAGTAAAAACACCTTCATCATTGCCAACACGATCTGCGTGTTTTTCAATTGAATGTGAAGCAGCAAAATCAGCTTCATCTTTAGATTTTGGCTTATAGTCTACGCCCGGATTAGTACCAAGCTCAGCCTTTACTATCTTAGATGATCTGACACCTGCTAGAATGTCTTTCAGCGATTTAGCCATGTCCGTTCCTCTTATTCTTGTTCTTCGTAGTCTGATTCGTCTTCATAGTCATCATAATCAGCGTCATCATCTACGGCGGCATCCTGATTTCCAACGAACATATTTTGAGCAACTTCAATCTTTTTATCATCAACCGCATCTGCGATTCTATTGACTAAGATGTTGTCAAATGCACTCTTGAAATCATTTGCCTTTTGATTAAAAGCAAAATTTACTAGGTCTTGTACTGTATATTTATCTGTTTCCATTTATTTAAACCTCACTGATTAGCTCTAGCTAAAATCTGTGTTGCAGACTTATATTGTGCTAGTTCTTGCATTGATTTCTTTTTCTTAGGCTTAAGAAGTCTTATAGTAGTCTCTGCCTGTCTAATTTTCTCAGCACGATCTTGCTCTTCTGGACTACCAGCATCTTGTTGTTCTTGCGCTTGTTGCTGTTGTTGCATCATCTGTTGTTGCTGAATCATCTGCTGTTGTTCAGGTGGAAGCCATCTAAATTCTTGCTTTTCAGCAGCAATTTCTGCATCCAACTCTTCAATATCTTCATCTGATTGTTGAAGAACATTCTTGCGAATCCAACTATGCGAATAATACATACCAGCAAATGGTTGAATAGAATTCAAAACATTGACTCTATTATTAAGAACTTCAGATTCTTTGAGTTCATTAAAATAATTATCTTGTGTGAAGTCATATCTAATATCTTGTTGGATATTATTCCAGTCTTCAATAGACATAATCTGTTTAAGAACTAATTGCTTTTCAAGCATTCTAGTAAATAATATAGAAAACTTATTACGAAGTCTTGCAATGAATCTTGCAAACTTTAATTCATCTCTTGTAACTTCAGTTGCTCTACCAATTGAGAACAATGCATCTGAATTAAGACGATTAATGGGAACGTTGAGTGTTTGATACAACTTCTTTTGGAAGTAAAGAACATCATCCATCTGACCAAGAGTCTGGCCACCGGGGAGTGTAGTTACTTCAGTTCCACGACCACCTTCACGACGAGGAAGCCAATAGTCTTCAAGCATAGTCATAAACTTACGGTCGTCTCTGACTTCACCTGTGCTACCATCATAGATCAAGCGATTTTTATGCTTAACCATGATGTCTCTGAGATATTGCTCAGCCTTCATTTTTGGAAGGTTACCGACGTCAATATACCAGACACGACGTTCTGGCGCTCTTGCTAAACGATAGATTACCAATGCATCTTCTAAAGTACGTAGCTGATTAAGAGACTTAATAGCTTTATGCATATAAGAGAGAACCATAGTTCCCTGTGTATCGGTAAGACCGGATGTTACATGAATAACCGAATCTTTAGCAATTTTTAATCCACCGGTCGCTGGACCTACAACTTTATTGCCATAGTTGAATCCTTTGTCATTATAGACATAGTATTCATTTTGAATCTTTTGAATGGCAACATCATTGAAATCACCGGCATTTGCTCTCTTCTTAGTAATCTCACGGATTTTTCTGATCTTACGCGGATCTACGTATCTAACTTCTTTGATACCGGCTGCTGGATTTTTCTTATCAATTAAGACGTGATAATACAAACGGCCGTCAATATACCAACGACGATAGATTTCATAAGCATGTTTTTGAAAGTCTAAGATGCTCAAGCAATGACCGAATTCATCACGAATAATTTTCTTGATGTTTTCACTGAGCTTAACGTTATCTAAATTAATATTAACGATTTCTTTTTCATCAATCGTCATAGTTTCATTAACGATTTCATCTACAGCTGCGTCAACTTCCGGCTGCAAAGACATTTCTCTGTACTTAGTTACCAGTTCAGCTTCGGTTCTTACTGTACCATCAAGATCTACATACGTGCCATATCCGCCGCCTGCTGCGACA